CTGCGGATGTTAACGCGGTTGGAAATAGAACGGCTTGGTTTATTGGGTTGTCCAAACTTCTTGCCGCAAATGAACTGTTTCCTAAATCTAAAGAAGTCAAAGAAGCGGGGAAAAATCCAGTTGGGTTACCACTTGCAAAAAGCACTCCGTTTCGATATACTGTGGCGCTACTACTTGTGTAAGCAATGGCAATTTTATTGCGCCCAGTTGAAATTGTTGTCGATGAACTTGCGACAATGATTGCAGAACCAACATTGCTTCCAAACATTGAAAGTTGAAATTGCCCTACTTGATTTATTAACGGAACAATTGAATTTGTCGTGTCGCTCGTTGCCCATAATTGTAACAATCTTCCATTTGCATCCGTTGGGGCTTGGTTATATTGGAAATCTACAAAAATAGTTCCGCTTGTCTGCCCAATCAACGAACTAATTCCCGTCTTAAAACAAGCATCCGCAACTCTTGTGGCACTTGCTGAGGTTGTATAAATTAGCGATGTCGCATAACTTCCCGCCTCTAATTGTGCGCCCCAAATATAAATACCGCTTGTTCCATTTCCCGTGTAACTATTATTTGTTGTGCTTCCTGTTGTTGGCCCAATGTTAATATACGCCGTTGGGTCGGGTGCGGTTGCGGTTACTACACAACGCCACCACCCATTTCCAAACGAAGTCATTGATGCACTTGCCCCGCTGCTTACCGCAATTACTGTACCCGAACTAAGGTCAAACACTGCTGCGTTTGTGCCTCCGTAAATGTCAACCCAAACACGACTACGCTCAGCCGCTTTTGCAAATACGGATAGCGTATATACTGTCCCGCTTGTGACGGAAATTGCTTGATAAACACTATGTCCACTTGTTGCCGTATTTTCAACAATTTTATCCGCGTTTTGTGTTCCGTCGGGCGATGTTGTTTGGTTTGCACTTATTGAACTTGAAATAACTTCCCAAACCGCATTTGTAAAATCCTCACTATATAAAGCCAAATTCGTCGACTGCTTCTCCAACAACAAACTCGGACACCCGCCCCCGCCATTTTGGTAGGTTAGGCGTGGTACATTTAATCGGTCGGTAGTGGGGAAATAGGGCTTTGCGGTTGTTGACGCTTGCGCCTGCCCAAATGCAATGTAAATGTAATCACCAGCATCACCAACAAAATATGGGATTAATGTAACACTTCCCGTTGTGCTTGTTAATATTGTACACCTATACCACCCATTACCAACGCTTTCAATAGTCCCGCTACCGCTTGTTATTGTTCCGTTTGATGTGTTAAAAATTGTACCACTTGCCCCACTCCACAAACGAAATTCTGAAACGCTTCCTGCTTTGGCATAAAATGAATATGAATTAGCCCCACTTACTGTTTGACGAAAATCTGATTGTGCGGATAAAATTGCTTCAAATTTCCAAGCGCTTGAACCGCCAAATGGGTCGCTTTGTCCACTTGTTAAGGTTGCGTTAAATTTTGACCAAGCAACATTATTAAAATCGTTGGAATACTGAAACAAATTCCACGGGCAAACCTCAACCAATCCCGCACTATTGGTGCGCGTTCCATTGGATGCACGGGTGAAACTTAAATCGCCGCTTCCGTCGGTTGGAATTGCACTGTATACTACATCCTCCTTATACCCCGAGGGAATCATGACCAACGAGGCCTTATTTAATAAATCGCTCATAAGTTATTTAATTTATTCAACAAACATGAAATACCTTCAAAATAACCGCCGTCTGCGGTTACTCTGTTTTTATAACCTTGAACGATGGGCCAACCCTGACCCCTGTACACTCGGTTACGTGTGCCAATTCCGATACCGATCATAAAATTAATATGCTAAAACCGAACCTGTGGAAATTGTGAAGGCCGTAATTTTCGCGCCCTTTCCAGCTGGCAAAAATTCACCAATTTGGAAGGTAACGCCAGACATCGCGGCATCGCTGAATTTGTTAATCGTGAATCCGTTGGCATCAACCACCGTAAACGCGCTGAACGTGGTATCTTGACGGACCACCAAGGCGTTATATTCAACCCCAGTAACTGCGCCCGTTCCGTGTATTTTCTTGAAACCTTCCGAACCGGCAAGGATTTCCAATGCGTTAAAAACCATAAAACGAAATTACCCGCAATGAGTAAAACGGTTGCAACAAATTAAAACACGTACCATTGCACGCCGTTCGATATAACCGTGGCTGATGCATATGCGGTTCCCAATACAAACGTGGCTGAGTCGTTGATATTATATCCGTTACCGCTAATTGTGGTGACGTGCGCTGATGTCGTATTTGTTAAATAGTATTTTTTACCCTTGCTTTCGTTGGCCGGTGGTAAATTAACTGTTACATTCCCGTCCGTAGAATCGCAAATTATCAGCTCATAGCCGTTTGTTATGGTGTGGGTTCCTGCTGTGTAGGTTACCGACGCGTTATGTTCTTGCAAATGCCACGAAATCGTTTCCGACGCGTAGTCATACTGCACCATCATTTCGTAACGCGTGTTTTGCGTTGGCGCGGTCGATGGTGCGCCGTCTGCCTCGTTTACCATGTGGCTCAGCATCAATGCCGGCACACGCTGAACCGAATCATTTAAACGGGCTATCTGTTCGTCGTGGTAGTTAACGCGATCCTTCAAACCCGAACCGACCTTTAACCCCTCGCCCGATGAGGTCAACCCCGTATAAATCGGAACCAATCCTAACCACTCACCACCCCACGTTTCCATTCGGGCCGAATAAACTGCCCCGTTAAATAACCATTTGTAATCATCGAAATACAACGATTTGATGGCGTTCAACGTTCCTGCGTCATGCCATGCACCTTGAATAACTGGCACAAAATCGCGATACAAACCCGCAACGGATTTACCTAGCATCTCCGTTGGCGATCCGTGCGTTGTTGAATCAAACCCCGAATACCAATCGTCCGCGATTACATCGGTTGTCCCGTTGTTGGCCAATATATTACCCGTCGCGTATTTATTCGATGAGTAGTAATATTTTGGGGCCAAAATAATCGGTTTGGAATTTAACCCGCTGTTGGTGTCTGGCGTATAACTCTCCGTCACGTTAAACGTGAAATCGGGGTTGTTGTACGGTGACGCGTCGGCAAATGCAATTTGGATTGAACCCCAATAATCTTTAGTTTGCAGCGTGACGTTGCTCGTTTTTATTCCAAGGATATTGAATTTATATTTAACCGCAACAACTTGGTCAACCTCAACGTGAAGCGTGTCAAATCCGGCTGGAGCTGTTGAAATTTGCTTATCAAAAACAAACGATGTCCAGGTGGTTGACTGCGTATCTGTTTTGATGGTTTCCAATCGTGTTGGAACTGCCCCCGTATGCGATACCCAATAAAAATTGCTGTTATCCAATATTTTGATATTCCCCGCTGAATCTGTGAGCCATATTTTAATCAATACGCGCGTTTCATCCTCGGGCCCTGGAGGCGTTGTTGAGCTGAAAACGTATCGCGCAAACTTCATGGAAAAACGAATGCGCATCGGGGCTTCGTCGGGCGTTGAACCTGTTGGAACGCCATCAAATACCCCGCTTAGGGCCGAAATTGATTTATTCGCATACGTCCGATACACGCCCGTGTTCATCGTGCGTTCCGTGTCTATCTGTACGAATTTTGCGGCGGGTTGATATGTTAGCGTTGGTTTGGCTTGCCATTGCGGGCGTACATCGTTACCAAGTTGCACGGTGTGGGTGTATGTTCCCGTCCCGATGTACTGCAACGTATAGGAATACTGACGATAAGCCACCGTAGTATCAAGATACTCAGCCGCTGAAACAAGCCAATATTTACCCAATTCGTGAACGAATCGAGCCTGCAAAATATCGCATATTTGTTCAATGGCGGCGCGGCACGTTACCATGTTATTCGCCGCATACTCAAATGAATCTATGTCGGTTGATTTTATGTCGCGAAACGCATCGTAATCGTTTACGAACGTGTTCAAATCGACCTTCAACAGATCTATACCCTTTCGAAGTGCATCGCTCGAATACATCGCAACGGCATCGCGGAAATAATCCGTATTCGTGCCGTTAATAACCCAATAATCTTTCAAACCGAGCGTGTCCAAACACCTGCGGAATAACTGCGAAATCGTTATTTTACCATCGGTGAACCATGACGCATCGACGAAAAATCCGTCAAGTAATTCGAGGCCATCAACGGCAGCCAATTCGACTGTTGGTTTCGCTTGGATGGCTTCGCGTCTGAACTGCATCTGATCGGCCAAAACGCGCCCAACATGTATAAGTGTGTCGTCTTGGTAAACCAAAACAGCCCAGTATTGTTCGGTATTGGTGGCGATCTGTTTGAACTCGCCCAAAATCGTGTCGAGTGGGATAGACCAAAACGATGTAGAACGTGAGGCGCGGATTGAGTTCTCATAAAACGTATCCCCCTCTCCGTCGCGTTCGATTGTATAACCTTCGCCAGACAGCGTTAATTCAATCGAGCTATTGAGGCCCTGCAACGCATCGAGTAGGCACGTTTGGCCTTCTTGGTATCCACCAGCCGATTGAACGCGTGAGGCGTATAAACGGGCGGTAATTTCGGGCGTTGTTCCGTTTGCTCCGTCCCAAATCTCTACGCGGTGCAGCTTGCCCGTCACCGAATAAAACGAACCGTAATATTTTCTAGCCACGTTGGTTATCCTTATTATATCGATTCAAAACAATAGCCAAATCGCGACCGCTTACGTGCGTTGATGCGATGAAGCCTGAACCCGAATCGCTTGGTTTCATTAATGATTTAAGTTTGTCCAATGGGGCGATAACTTCGGGGTTGGTTGAGGCCCCTGGATATTCCCCCATTAAACCGAGCGTTGGGCCCGATACGATACCACCGTCGGCGAACGCGGTGACGTTGGGGCCTGTTTCCAACATATTGTTAATTACTGCCGAACCTGCCACCAATGCAACACCCGCTGCGATTGCCGCTACTGGATGGGCAATCAGTAGTTCTTTGAACGCCTTCGATGCCGTTGCGGTTGCTATCAATGCTTGCCCGAACGATTTCATAAACGCGGCGACGGCCTGCAGCAATCGTTTTCCGAAATCTTGGAAACTGTCAACCTGCCCCGTCATGATGTCGCCCAACAACTGCCCAAACGCCTCCAATCCTTGCGCGGATAGGTTGTTGAATGCTTGGTTAACGCCTTCCATCGCTGAGGTCATGCGCTGTTCGTAATCGCTCATCGTAACTTCTTGTTGGGAGGTTTCCTGCTGAACAACTTGGGTATATTGTTTCAACGGGCCCGTTGCGGCTGCAAATTTCTCAATAGTTGGTGCGCCTGCTCCAAATTGACTGCCTGGAACGACTTTTGAAACGTCCGCCAAATTGTTTTGGGTGACCTTTTGCAAATCTTTTAGCGCGCTTGTCTGCGTTTTTATCGCGTCTGCACTAGCTTGGACGGGGGCGATTGTTAAATCCTCAGCCTTTGCAAGTTTAAGAATCGCGTCTATTTGCGTTTGAATCTGTGCGGCTTGTTTGGCTGCGACCGTTCCAACATTTTGCTGCGATTCTATAAATTTCTGAACCTGCGATGCGGTTGCGCCCGATGCGTACAAACGAGCAACTTCGGCCTGCGTCGTCGCCTGCGCCCGCTGTTGACCGATTTCATACTCCAACATCTTGGCGGATAATTCCTGCAATTTCGCAAATGCCGCCTTGGCTTTGGCTTGTTTCAATATTTCGGCCGTCAATCCCGTTGTGGCGGTTTTCAATTGATCGGTCGTTAATTTCTCCAAACTTTGGTTCGCCAAATAATCTGGGTAAATTTTCTGTATCTCTGCGAGCGCGTTTTTGCGCTGCTGCATGCTTAACGCCTGGTCGTTTACGATGGCCACCAATGCACCAACGTTTTTAGCCTCGGTTGCAAAATTCTTGTTGGTTTCTTGGGTGATTTCATTCAATACCTTTTGAGTAGCTGAAACCTTGCCCGCGTTTTTAGAATACTGAACCATTGCGTACCCTACGGCAGCAACCAATGAAAGGGCGGCGGCCCAAGGTGCCGCAGCCATGGTTAAATTCATTAATCGTTGAGCTCCAACCGCTCCACCCGTTGCGGTCGTGTATGCTGTTTGAACTGCCGTCAATGCTGCGGTTCTTAACGCCAATATTCCTTGAATTGCCGCGCTTTCTTGTTGTAACGTATTCTGCACGGCTTGCAATCCCGTAACGACTGCCATGATACCCTGCAATTTCATCATGGTTTTTTGGAAATCTTCGCTTTGGACACCCAAAACAGCCATTGCGCCTTCGGCAACGCCAAACGCACCCGCTACGCCCTGCATGGTTCCCAAAACAGAATCCAAACGGCGCGTATCACTAGCAAAATATCCAACCTCTGCCCGCATATCGCCGATGTCGTCCTTCATTTTACCCGCCGCCTTTACAACCTCGTTTGCTAGGTCTGAAAACTCAGGACCCAATGCGCGGGCGGTCATTGCTATATTTTGCAGCTGTCGAACTGTCGCCATGGACGGATCACGCTGGGCAATTTTTTGGAACTGCTCCGACATTTTTTTAACGGCATCCGCTGCGCCTTGCGATAATTCTTTGCCGGCTTTCTCGGTTTTTGCAACTGCATCGTCTAGGGCTTTTTCTAGCGGTTTTATGTCGCCACCCAATACGATATTTATCGAACTTAACGCCATTTTTATCGGTTATATGAAATTGTGTAATTCTGCGAAATTTGGTAAACTCCCAACTCTTCCGCGTTATCGTCAACAAAATGACCCTCGCCGTCGTACTCAACCTCCCACACGTACACGTCGTTAAACGTGCCAGGTGTTTGAACTTCCAACGCTGTACGAACCAAATCGGCGATTGGGTAGCACTGTGCGAAAGTTTCGGCGTAAATATTAACCTCCAATGTGCACCAATCCGTTTTGGAATGGCCCGATTTGCTTGGATGCGGTCTAACCGATGTCACGCGATAGGTGATTCCCGGGTAGGATGCGCCCTGCACAATTCGAAGCGGATTTATGTTCGTTCCAACTGCCGCAACCAACGCCGCGTTATTTGATAGGATGTTATAAAACGCGTCTACTGCTTTCATGGGGTTGGTGGGGTGAGCTTGGCAAATATATCTTTATGTTTGGAAACGGTCGCAACAA